GGACTAGGAAAACACGGACTACTTTACTAAGTAGAGATAACATATCACTGTTATGCTTTACAACTATGGTGACTTTTCTAAGACTCATATTTGTAAGCTCAAAGGAAGATCGTGGCTCAGAAAAGTTGATAGATACGTCTCGCTTAGATTTATGTTTGAAAGGGACCACATTTTTCATACATATGATCTCCTCCCCCCTGAGTTCGATGCAGAGATCACGCAATACAACGAGGCTAGATCTACAGACAATTAATTCTAGATAGCTCCTTTCACCACCAGATGGCTTAGGTACAGACCTATACAAGAGAGGATTGAGACTAGGAACTTAGCAGCGACCATTCCCCAGTCCGCCATTAAATCTAAAGCTATATGTGGTAAGGCCCCTCCAGAGCAGGCGTAATATATTACAGATTACTACAAGATTAAGAAGCCCGAGCCATATACAGCGGCTGTCAGAATCATTGAGAACGATGACAGTAAGCTCCAGGAGAAAATGGACCTCTTTCACTCCTATGTTATTAGAAATAAGAATCTTAGGGTTAAGAATAGGAGACTCTGTCCCATCGAGCCAGAATCCAATAAGTGTGTCATGACAGGGCACTTTTCAATAGCCGGCGGCAGGTACGAGTCACACGATCACACTTACAAGACATTGACAGAATTTGAGTGGTCACATCTGAGTTTGGAAAATCTTTATATGGCCGTACATAGGTATCTTACTCCTAGCACCAGTTATAAAGATCTTACTGAGTTTGAATACTTTACTCAGATGTATTGGGCTTAGTTTAACTCCAAGTTTGAAGACCCATTAATAAGCTCAATGTACGACTATCCACCAAAAGCCTTCCCAGACGATAAGGCGAAGCAGTAGAGGTATTTTAAAAATATGGATTAAACACGTCTCCACAAGTGGCCTATGGAAAAAGGACCCTTTACAGCATTTGTTAAGACGGGTGAGACTTGGCAGACCTCTTAACCTAAATACGATGGCAGATTCTTTGTCCATAAATCGAGACCCAGAGGTGTTTACGCCCCCTCCGGTGAAGCCCCCAGCGTTTATGCAGCAGTACAATCACTCCTCTTTCCCTCCATCTCTAAAGCAGAACCTAGATTCATTATCGGATTAAATTCAAAAAAGATGGCCAAGAGGTTTATGGACAATATGCCTACTGATGCGGTAGCAATCTCAATTGACGGTTCAGCCTTCGAAACGACTTAGTTCCAAGCTCTTATTAGGCTAGTCGACGGTGTCTTCTGGAACTCGAGAATGGACTGGCTCATTAAATACTTTTCTCATCCAGACAACGTCATCACATCCTTAACCCCTAAACAGGCAGCAAGAGAGTTCATAGATTCCATAATTTTTAATAGAAAGACTTTCATACTCAACCTTCCAGGTATTTAATGGAATAAGTGGACGGACGATGAGAAACAAATGGTTAGGAGGTACAAAATGGGTCCTAAAAGAAATCTACTTCCGTTTACGATTGAAGGGACTACAATGTCAGGAGATGCAGCAGCGACCACATTAGGTAATACCTTCAGAGAACTCTTATACGTCAATTTTTACATATATCTTAAGACGAAAGTTTATTTCTGGAATGACAATAGGTACTTTACCCCTACAGCAGGTGACGACTCCGTAATAATGGTTTAGAAGTCACTTTCAAAGCTCATCTTCTAGTCTGTAACAAACAACACCTCTAGGACTCCTGATGTCTAGAGCACCCTGGGTTAGTGTGTAAAGACTCTTGAGATCACGGATATTCAAGATATGAGTTTTTGCTCAAAGTCTTTTTACATAGTTAATGGAAAACTATCTATTACAAGAGACCTCACTAAGTTACTTGCCACAAAGTAGTTCTACTCCAGACTCAATGCACACTTCTTTAACAATCCTAGTTTGCACAGATGGGCCATCTTGTAAGGAGTGATTAGTGAGTAGACCAGCTACCTCTTAGAAGACTACTTAAAAGTTAACATTCACATGGAGCCAACTGAGAAGGAATAGAACCTGGTTACCAAATATTTCGACAAGAAGTTCATGATTGATCCCACAGGCTATGAGCTCGAATACTAGATAAACAGGAATCTTCAGATATCTATCAGCGGCTTGATGGATCTCATACAGACTAATAAAGTCATCTGTGGTCATATAAATAATTAATCCTGAATGGAATAAGGAATTTTATTGAAGGTTAAAGCACCTAGGAGAAATCACAGGAAAACAACCCAGAAGAAATAGCAGCGCCAGAGAGGAAAGAGAGCCCTAGTAATAGTCCCAAAAGAAAAAATCTAACCAAGGAAAGTTGGAGACACCCATACAGTCGACTACGAAGGTGGCGGTTATGTTGAAACAAGAGTTCAAACCAATCAGTAGTATAAGACCCTCGGTAGGGATAAACCAATCAACACACTCATGAATATGTGGGAGGCTATGTTCGTCGCAAAGCACTTACCAGGGAGATATGATGTCCCCTTCGTTGCAGGAATGAACATAACTAGTGCAAACACAGGCATAGTCAGGTCCTCATTTGATGAAAATTAAGTCTGGGATGTAGCTACAAGTACAATGGAAAATTTCGGTACATACCCATATACTGTCTTTGCATACTGTCCAACTCTCTCAGCAGTCTACGGCAATGTCTCATTTGGTACCTCTACAAAGCTAGGGGGTCTTGTTGCAGTTTCATGCCACGCTCCAACTGCAGGACTCCTTAATTTCGCATCGTTCTCGACACCAAATGTAGCATATTCAATGTCCGATATATATGGTTCATAAGGTACTACCATAGCAGAGAGTGCCATGATATGGGCCAGTGAACTCACTATAATCACCTAAGCACCCTAGATAGAAGCTTCCGGCAGCGTCAGAATGGGATACTTTCCCCTCTCTTCACTAATAGATAAGACCACAGGAGAGTCCACAGCACTGACAATCAACAATCTCCTGAAGTCAGTTAGATCTACACAAAAATACGTTGGATAGCCTATCGTTCTGACTTCTGCTATTGTCAATCACGATTTGGTCAACACAATGTAGGATAACTTCGACACCAGTGATTGGGGTTTCGCTTCAGAGTACGTAGTTTTCGCAATTCTTGAGAATCCTTATATGACAATAGGCACTTCGTCAGCACAAGTAAACTTTACAGTGGCTTACTCGACTAAGAGCAACTTTGTTTACTACCCAAGAATTAGTGATGCTTTCGCAGATGCTCTGGAAGGTGGAACACCCCAATAAGTCCAAGATGAACTCAGAGTCGTATCTGGACGGGGAATGCTGAAGGGTCTCATGAGAGGCCAGCCTAGCATGTAATACGAACCAAATGCAGTCGCGACTAAGATAATGTCCGCTGCAAAAAATATATACGGTGCTTTCAACAAAGCGAAGGACTTCTACAAAGATAACTAAGTTTACTTTGATGGAGCAATGGCAGCTGCAAAAATGGCAGGCGGCCTCCTTCTTGCACCAAATCGATCAATCCTGATCGACACTGAGGAAGAATACTGTTGCGTGAGTCTTGCGCTTCAGTAGATACAAGACGCTCTTAGATCAATCAAATGCTTGTCCGCTGGAACTCGTTATCCGGTAGAACAGCTTGAAAAGGATCTAGCCTTCCTCGAATCGTGTACTGACCGATTCATTCCTTACTCACAAATCCCAACACTTCATTCGCAATCAACACAGAGTAAGAAGAAAGATAGATGAAAACTCTAACTTTGACAACCGTCATAGCCTGTAGCCTCCAGTCTCTACTGGAGCCTCACAGCCTCAGACGCTCAAGACAGAAGCAGCTTTAGCCACGCTTCCCCCTCTTCCTAACGAAAAGAGGCTCTTCTCGGAGACCCCC